GATCGTATTCATCACGGGTAAGCGGTCTTTCCAGGCCAGAAATGGCCTGGCGTGGTTTGTTCCAGGAAAACGCCCAGGCATCGGGCGTTTTAATATGCGGAGTGAAGCGGCTTGCCTGCATTACATACCGTCTTTGAGATCAATGACCAGATAGCCCGCATTGATAGCGGCCAATACAAGCAACACCACCGCGAATATGATCACTGGTTGCCTCGGTAGTGTTTGGCATTGAGTTCACTAAGTTCTTTGCAATACACGCAAGACTCGACACCAGGCAGAGCTGCGCGGCGTTCTTCGGGAATAGGGCGATCACAATCAAGGCAGAACATTGCGGAAACGCCCGCAACTGGGGCGCGGGCAGCTTGGATTTGTGCAGCCAGAATCAGGTCTGCACGTTCCTGAGCGGTGTCGATAACATCAGCCATTTGCCACCTCCGGTTGTTGCAGTTTTACCAGTGCAGCAAATACCAGATCGGCAGCGCGGTTGTACTCATTGCGCATTGTTGCCGCGCTGGTGATTTTCTTAGCCCATATAGCGCGATCAACACAGCGGTTGATGAATTCGGTAGCAAGGGAGAACCTCAACTGAAACACAGCCAGCGTGGAGCAATACTGTGTACGGGTTTCTTTATCTGTCTTAATTTCAGCCAGAATCAGGTCGCCGTTCTTTTTAGGGATGATGGTGAACGCCAGATCGATATCAATGCGCTTTGCCATTGCTGCCGCCATTTCTGGCGTGGCTTCTTCATGTTTCATCATTAGTGCAGGTCTCCCGCTTCATTTTGAATGCGGGTGGCTTCCTGGCGTAAGGCTTCGGCAGCTTCGGTTCCGGTCATTTCTTTTTGGATGATGAAACAGGCGATAGCTTCCAGGCGGGAGGCAAACACCTGCGCACGATTGCCGCGTTCTTCATTACGTGCAGCATTAAGCATTAAGGTCAGCTCACCGGTGTAATCACCCTCAGCTGACCCCATATCGAAGCCGACAACCGACAAACCAGCAAAGCCCTGGCGAGATTTATTAATCATTTCTTTCATGTGTAAAACTCCTGTTTTTGGGCAAAAGAATGCCCGGCGGGTTTACGCCTATTAATTTGAATATGGGTTAGTGTTTAATATTTATTCTGCAATCGTCTTCACTGATAAATTTCGGCAGGGTCTCAGTTAATCCCAGTAAAGAATTTAGCGCCGCAACTACTTGATGCCTTTCAGTCGGCGTTAATTCTGCAAACTTCATTTCAACATGACGGTTTTTCAGGCCAGCGTGAAAGCAGATTGTTTTGCGCATATGCAGCGGCTGAGTATCAAATGTTTCCTGCGCTACATTCTTTCTGAAATCAAACATCTCTTTAATGCGCGAAAGATGTTTTTTGCCTATTTGAATATGCTCTTCATTAATTAAGGACATAATCACCTCAACTAAAAAGGCGCTTTAAAAGCGGCTTTGTATTTCTCACTGCCTGCGGGGCAGTGGCTTTTGAGATTAAAGGACTCCAGCGCTTCCCGCCTGGCAGCTCAATGCAACCATGGCCGAAATGACGTGAAGGACTTTGCTGATTTAGCAGTGGAGCAATTGAGATCACCATGTTCAGACCATCCCGTTAGTGGCAACACTTGCGACAGCGCCAACAACGGAGGCCAGAGCAGGTGATGCTTCTACGCGCCCTTGCATCGCTAAACCGATCAGCGAAAGATGGCGAATGCCAGCATTCACGCTTTCCATAATTGCGTTTTTAGCCTGGCGTGTGTGGCGTTCCTTTGAAACTGCGCATGCAGCTACTGAACCAAGAGCCGCAGTTGCATGAAGCGTATAGGTCGCAATGTTGTCCTCTGCCAACTCATTAACCGGAACCGCGGGCATACAATGTAATTGAGCCAGCAGACCATCGATCAGCGTAGGGTCTTCTGTTAAATCTGTAAGAATCAAAAGTTCCTGACAGCTTAAATTGTGGTGCTGTTCAGGATTTAGCTTGTTTCTAAGCACCTGCGAGCTAATGCCCATCTCTTTAGCAATTTCTGCAACGTTATGTTTTCTAACGAAAGCTGTACATGCGATGTCAAAATGAGGTTGTTTAGATATCCGATAATCAAACATGACATTCTCCTGCAATTCTTGAATACTCAAGATTAACTAAACGCATCATTAACGAATGTACTTACAATCCTTCGCCTGCTGATGTTGCTTAGCACGCCAGGCCGTCATGTTGATGAGAGTGCGTGATTTTGTGACCGCGCTCTTTTTGGTTGAGCGGCTTTTTGATGTGTCTTTAGTTGGGGCTGCCAATAGAACACCGTCTTCAAGCCATTGCCACACAAGGCGTTCACTGATTCCAACGGATGATGCAAAGTCGCGAACAGTTACAGATTCAGCGGTATTGATACCAACAGAACGAGCTAGGTTTGGCAGTAAAGCTTCTACTAACGCAGGAACCAGCAGCGAAACTAACTGGTTAAGCTGAGGAGTTGATGATGGGATTTCTTGAAATTGAACGGGTGACTGCGTTGCAATTTGGGGTGTCATATCGCATTATCTCCGGTTAAGTGTGTTTTTAGTGCAGTGTTGCGCATCTTGGTCGATGAACGACACTTTAGATCGCAAAAACGATAGTGTAAATCGTTTTAAGGATTTTTTGTGGAGTGTTTATGCGTGAAGAGAAAGGAAGTGCAGGCGAGATTTTAGAAAGACTCCTTTCTTCTTATGGGGTTACGACTCAAAAAGAACTAAGTGAGAAGCTTGGTATTGCATCAAATAGTATTAGCGGATGGCTGCAAAGGGATAAGGTTTCGGGCAATGCAATCATTGACTGTGCGCTAGATACAGGTGTTGATCTGTCCTGGTTGGTTTTGGGTAAACTTACAGATGCAAGAATTCTCGAATCTGATGCGCCTCCTATCCGAGGGAGCAAATTGCGCAAGCAGCTTCTTAATGGATCAGGCGGAAAGGCTTTAATCCGTCGAATCATGGATGCGTACGGGTTCAAAACTCAAACCGAACTTGGCGAGTATTTTGAGTTGTCCTCAGGGACGATTAGCACCTGGATACGGCGTGATTTTTTTCCTGGTGAAGTTGTAGTTGCCTGTGCAATTGATACGGGAGTACCGTTGTATTGGTTGGCCACCGGCCAACAACTGCAACAAAAATCGGTACAAACAAAAAGTATTGTTAATACGAGTGAGAAAGCTGAGTCATCCCAACTATTGAGCATTTGTAAATATCAATTAGCTGCTGGTCAATTGAAAGAGTCTGGTCAGGTACTCACTGATCCTAAAGTGCTGCAACCAAATGTTAGTAATCCCGCATTTATCTATTCTGGCCGTTTTATTTGGCTTGCAGATATGTCAGTGAAAAATATTGCTAATGGGAAATGGCTTATCGATTTGGACGATAATGTCGATGTTTATAATATTTCCCGATTACCTGGCAACAAGTTACAAGTTAAAAATGATACTACTGAATTTCAATGCTCCCCTGACGATATAAAAGCGATTGGCCTGATTGTGGCAACTACAGAGGCACATGTTTAAGGAGTGATAAACAAATGGACTTTATATTATTTTAAAGTATGAATATTTATAAATACGGGATAGTTATTAACTAAGGATATCTAAATGGGAACTTTACTAGCATTAATTTCTTTTGCAGCATTCATCGCCTTTTTCGTTGGGCTTGCTAAACCTAAACTTGTTCTTATGCCAAATAGAAAACGCTCAAGTTTGGTTTATATAGTTATCTTCATAGTTGCTGCTGTAGCTGGTGCGAAACTCGACCCCACACCAAAGACCACTGTAGATGCCAACACCAAAAATGAGCCGAAGGCCGCAGAACCAGCTAAATTTGAATACGCAGATTTATCTTTAAGTGATTATCGACGCGAAGCTCAGGCGACACGACATGAAATTATTGGCGACTATGTAAAGTTCAAAAAAATTGACACTAAAAGTAGTGATTCATTCTATGCATGCATGAGTGAAAATAGTTTATTGAAAGATGGGAGCCTACCTTTAAGCACGGTCTTAGGATGGTGCGAGGGGGAGTATGAAACAAATCCTGCGGCCTTATCCAAACGTATAAATCTCGATGCCTTTCAAGCTAATTTTAGCGGGTGGGATGGGTCTTACCGCCCACTTGAAAAACTCATTAAGAAAAGCATGAATGATGATGATTCTTACAAGCATGTTGAAACGGTATCCAGCATTGTTTTAGGAAAGGACCCCCATGGTATTGTCAAAACAACTTTCAAAGGAAAAAACGCCTATGGGGCCGTTGTTAAGGAGCAAGTTGCCGCGAGAGTTGATTTAAATACAGGTGACATCGTCAGTATCGTTCAAAATTAAATCATCTCTAATTAGCCATGTATTAATTTTTTGAGCATGGCTAATCACATCATTTCTTTTGTAGGTGCTACATGACCGTAAGAAAACTTCCCTCAGGACAATGGCTAGTTGAAAGCTACCCAAACGGGCGCGACAAAAAGCGCCTGCGAAAAACTTTTGCTACCAAAGGGGAGGCTGTAGCTTTTGAAACCTTCACGCTAGAAGAAACTAAAAATAAGCCGTGGCTCGGTGAGAAGGAGGATCGGCGTAAACTCAGTGAACTTATTGAGCTTTGGGATAAGCTTCACGGGCAGACGCTTTCCGCTGGCAAGTCTCGCATGGGAAAGTTACATATTATTTGTAACGGCCTTAAGGATCCAATTGCCTCACAGTTAACTGCAAAAGACTGGTCTACATACCGAGGCAAGCGGCTGCGTGGAGAGATCAGCAATGGCTATCATGAGAATCCAGAGAAATGGATTGCCAAACCGATAACAGTGAACAGAGAGCAACAGTATCTTGATGCTATGTTCAACGAGCTAAAACGATTAGGTGAATGGTCGCTACCTAATCCGCTTGATGGTGTGCGGACCTTTAAAGAAGAAGAAAAGGAAATGTCCTGGCTCACAGATGCGCAGATCAAGGAACTGATTGTAGCATGTGAACGCTATGGAAAAGACAACCTAACTTG